TTATTTGTGGTATAATATTTGAAACTGATTGAAACATTTATAACCCAAGAACAATTTGTGATTTATATTTAATCAAAGTAAATGAATTAAACCTAGATAAAGATGAGTGGGTTAAAAAATATGGTACCCAAGAAATAGTATCTATAGTATATGATACTATAGAAGAAATATAACTATTTGGATAGTGTATTTAACGCTAAAGCTGCTTTTATACCTATTGTGTTTTTAATTCCGTTTTCTTTAGCTATTTTATTATAATCATAAACTAATGTCTCAGGACTTAAACCTAATTTATTTTCTGGGTTTTTCATACCCTTTGCAGTTAACGCATCCACCAATTCATCTAATTTTGATTCGTCTTCAAGAGTTGTTTTTATTTGGGTCATTATATCTTCATTTTTAACAGCCTCATCACCAACAATTTTATTTTGACCAGTCAATTTCACGCCAAGAATAGTTGCAATACCCAAAACAACGTCTTTAAAACCCTCTTTTATTAAATCAGTGTTATGTATTGTAATTTCATTTATCATTGAATCACGAGAGTCTAAACGCTCCATTTTTTCATGTAATAATATTGCGTTGTATTGTTTTTGACTTATTTTTAATTTTGTCATAATATTTTTAATTATAAATATCTAATAAAATAAAAAAGCCTAACTTATTGGGTTAGGCTTTTTTATTTTATTTATTAGATTATATTTAGATGTTATCAAATGATGCACCTGTATTCATAATCACGAACTCTACTTGAATAAATTCAAGTGAACGAGTTGGTTTCAAGAATATTTGTCCTGTTAATTGATTTCTATCAATATCTTCTGGGTCGTTTGAAAGAACAACACGGAAATCGGTTAAACCTCTTTCAGTTCTAATGTTATCCAATATTGGATTAACAAGTGCTAAAAATTGATTTCTAACAACGCTATCATTTTGTTCGAATAATAATCTTACAGCTACAGCAGAAATAAGTTTTCTTGCTTGTATAAGAAGTCTTCTAACGTTAATTCTATTAAGAGCAGTTTCTTTAACTTGAAGTGTTTTATTACCCCATATTTTTATACCATCAGATGTAAATGTCGCAATTGGGTTTATTCTATTTGCGTATAAAGCATCTCTTTCAGCTAATGTAAGAGTTTTTCTAGCTTTAACGGCATTAACATCACCTCTTTGGATACCAGCAACCGCAAACCAAGGGAATGCAATGTTATCAGTCAAAGCAATGTTTCTAACAACATCTCTTGTTGGTGGTACGTAAATAAATACATTATTTTCGGCATCATTTATTTGAATCCAAGGCCAGTAAGTACAAGAATAGTTACTATCAAAATTACCATCTAAATTACCAACAATATCGTCTACCGTCATTAAACTACCTGATGCAATATCTGGTGTTGTCATAATATAAAGCGAATCGGCTCTATCTTGCTCCACCATTTCAATTGAAGCTTCTATAAGGTTAGTATTATCAATGTTGTCAATTCCAGGTGTTGCAAATACATTTATGTTAACAGCTTCTGGGTTTTTAAATGTCCAAATTGCCTCTAAATAAGCATAATAATCTGAATTTATACCTAAATCACCATTTGTAAGTGTTCTATTAGCGAAAGTATCACTTGCCAAACCAGCTGAACCATACACACCATTAATTAAATATTTGTCACCATTTGTTCTTTGAGTTCTATAAACATCCCAACCATCAAAACCACCATAAGGTACAAATGTGAATTTACGTGAATATATCTTATCATAAGTTCCACCAGCAATACCAGCATCAGTTCTAAATTGCGCATCACCTGTTTTGAATAAAAATACTGGACTATAAGTATCACCACTATTATTAATAACCTCAGTAACGTTTGCTATGGTAACACCTGTAGCGTCAATATCCATATGGAAACCATCTGTCATACCAGTCCAAATGTTTGGTGAGCTAGTGATTGGCATACCTTTAAAATCAAAGAAATCTGCATCAATACCAACAGTTTCAGAAAGACCTAAATAATATTTACGTTTGTTTTCAAACGAACCATAAGTTTGTTTGAATAATAAACTTGGGTCAATAATTGTCGTGTTTGAATTAGTTTTGTAATCTCTTACAGGATAACCAACAAAACCAGCTGGGAAAGCATCATTTGTGTCAGTTGTATCGTCACATTCAACAAGAACATAAGAAGATTTTGAACCATATACACCATCATGGGTACCAATTCTTCTTCCGATATAATTTGCTGAACTCATATCCATGGTACAACGACTGAAAACTTCTTTTATTTGTGGTTGTGCATCTGTATCATAAAAACCTCTAATTTGAACATCAAATTCTTTAGCATCTGGTTTAATATTTGCAATTGATATTTTAAATTGTTCATTCGCTGCATTACCATCAGAAATTGTGTGAAATCTGAAAAGTCTTAACACTTTATTACCACGTAATTCAGATACAATGTAAGGTGTAACTGCTGGTTTATATTCAGTTAGATAATTAGCCTGTGTGCCAGCATAATCAACAAGTGTTTGTTTAATACCTCTAATTTTACCAGCTGTATTAGCCGAACTAAACATATTACCGAATAATTCTTCTATAAAAATAGCTGTTTTACCATCTTGTGCTGTTCTACCTAATACTTTAGTTATATAATTCTTTTTAGTTTTATCAAAAGATAAACTATAATCAAAATTACCTTGAAGTGTTGAAACACCACTAAGTGAAAAATCACCAACTGGGTTAGTTGTAGATGTTGTTACAGATGTGTCAAAACCAAGACTTGTTCCAGTTACTTCGAAAACTGGTAATTGTGAAGTTAAATCAACAGTACCTCTTGAACGAACCAAAGCAACTAATTGATTTTCAATATCTGAATAAGCCGTACCAGAATAATATACAGTAACGCCAGTAGTAGTACCAGTTGATGCTAAACCTACTGTAGTTATATTATTAATATATAAATTAAATGACGCACCACTAAAAACATTACCCGTTTTTTTATACGTAGCTGGAACTTCAACACTAGTACCACTTGTTGCAGATACTAAAAACGCTAAACTAGAGGTTAATAAACCATCATTAATAAGTGTTTGTACAAAAGAATCATTTGATGTATAAGTAAGTGTACCACCAGTTGAAACGTAATATGTTATTAGTGTGTTTATACCACCACTAAATGTACTACCACCTGTAGTTGTAGTATTTGTAGATGGGTCTAAAGCACCGTCTAAAGTAATACCCCAAGCTTTACCAGCATCATAACCAGAAAAACCTAATACTCTAGTTACAAATAATTGATTTGATTGTGATAAATATGATTTTGCTATATATGGTAACTCATATTGTGGTGCGCCAGTATCTTTAACCAAAGTGTTATTTAAACCACCGAAGAAAGATTGAAACTCACCGTAGTTACTAATGAATATTGGTTGGAAAGCTGGGCCTATTGTAGTTTCACCTACTAAACCAAGAGTTGTAACCCCAACTTGTCTCGTAACAAACGTTATATCTTTTTCACTAGTATAAACACCTGGAGAGACGAAAACTTTATTTTCCATAATTAATTTATTTTATTTTATTTTATTTTATTGTTTTATTTGTTTTAACCCATCTGTTAATATAACTACATAATGGTTGAAAATTTGTATAATGGTTTAAATTTATTAATTCTAATTCATCTTTAGCTGATGAAATTGCTATTATATGGTCCATATCCCATGTTTTATTTAATTCATAAAACCCATCTTTAGGGTTACCGTAATTATCCCAAGACATCCATGGCTCAAATTTATCTTCTAAATATTTTTTAAATTCCTCATAATTACACCCAAGGATATTAGTTGTTTTAGATAATTTTTTAAACCCATTATTTTTTATTGAGTTTCTAATTAAACTTTTTAAATTTTCCTTTAGTTTAAACAATGGTTCATTTATTTTTCTATCTAAATCTCTTTTGTTTCTTTTATCTTTATTTAATGTGGAATATTCTTTATTTTTATTATTTAACATACGTTTATTTTTAATTCTATATTCTTTTGCGTATTTTAAATTTTTATCTTTATTATTAACATATGATTTAATTTTAGACTCTTTAACTTTTTGACAATTTTTCTGTCTCCATTCTTGTATTCTAACCCTGTTTTTTGCTTTACGAGCTTCTTCAGATGTTATGTCTTTCTCTGATGTATAAACTCCAGGACTAACGAATACTTTTTCTGACATATTATTATTTTATTAACGTTGTTATTTACTTTATTAATAAATATTCAGTTTTTTTCAAAAGGTGTTACTTAGTAAAATAT